ATTTTCTAATGATCGTAATGGTCACGGCTGAGGGTACTGGAGGATCAGCTGGAAAGGCTTTTGCTGAGGTGCTCCCCTCTGTCGTCGATAGTATCGTCGCTCAGTTTAACGCTGACTGGGATCAAGGTACGATCGGTGGTCATCGAGTACGAGCTCTCGTCGACTCAGCGTCATCCTGGGAGCTGTCGGAGGAGGATAAGGGTCTGGTCGCTTATGCTCCCCTCTCATTACAGATTAAGACTATACTTAATATCTAATGTGCTATTATTAAGATACTTTAAAAGAGTGTAATTATTTATTTATGAGTGAAATTATCGGACGAAATATAGAGATCGGAGTCGCTGTCGAGGCGACAAGAGGGACGGCTGAGAGTACCGCTGACAAGTGGGGTCGTAAAATGACAGCTAACATTGTCGAGCGAGCGACTCACACTGTCGACGAGACGACTCGAGGAGTGCTCGAGGAGGGTATGGGACGACGAGTCGTACAGACTTTTATTGAGGGAGATATGGAGGGTATCGCTCATGCTGATATGATCGGATATCTTTTTGCTAATCTCTATGGACTAGCGGTATCGACTGAGGTCGAGACTGGAGAGGTTTACTCTCACGTCTTTAATCTCCGTCAGAATATCCAGCACGCCTCTCTCACTCTTTTCGCTAAGGACGGATCTGTCCAGCAATCTACTTTCGCTAATGCGATGATCTCGACAATGGAAATCTCAGCGACGATCGATGATTATGTAAGATTTACCGCCGGCTTTATCGCCTCTCTCGCCGCTAGTAATTCTGATACTCCGAGTTACGACACTGAGTATGACTGGATCGCTCGAGACATTACTGTAAAGATCGCCGGGACTGAGGCTGGTCTATCTGGAGCGAGTGCTGTACCAGCTAAAGGACTGACGGTATCGTTTGATCAAGGACTTATCCGGGATCACGTTATCGGCTCATATACTCCGGATGATGTGTACAATGCGAAAATGATGATCGAGGGTACGATGACTCTAAACTTTACAGACGAGACGTATAAAGATTACTACCTCGGTAACGATGAGCTGTACCTCAGTATCACAATTACTGGAGAGGCTGACATTACTGGAGGATCTAATCCAGAGCTTGAGCTGTTACTCAATAAAGTACAGATCACTGACTGGAATCGATCCGGAGACGCCGCTGATCTAGTGACTCAAGAGATTACGTTTCGAGCGTTTTATAACGCTGGAGATCAGAAAGCCTCCCAGGTCACGCTCGTCAATAAGACAGCGAGTTATCCAAACGTACCGACGTCATAATCGACACAATAAAAAAGCCTCCCAGATCGGGAGGTTTTTTGTTATGAGTATCGTCTTTGAAACTTTGACTCGCTCATAAATGACAATCTAAATATATCGATGATGGCGATGATCACTGGTATAAATGTCCAGAAAAAGAGTAACATTAAAAGTCCTCTCTTACTCTCTCCGAGATAAAATCGGTGTCCTCCGATCCCTCCGGTAAAAATTGCTAACAGTATCGCTATCCCTTTATTTTTCATATGTTATCATATAAACATATTAAGCAATAAATTACAACTATGGAAATGCAATTATCGGAGTACAAGGTAACAATTAAAGAGGAGATGAGCTGGGGAGACTCAGAGCAGATCCAGGCTGTGATTATGAGCTCGCTAAAGATCGACGCTAACGCTCGTAAAGAAATCGAGAAAGGAGGCGACTCTATGGATATTAAAGATATGCAACTCGACGGAGCGGCGGTCCTTAATTCTAAGGTCAAATCAGCTGAGTGTCTGATCACTAAAATCGTATCGACCACTAAGACTGACGGAGGAGTGCTCGAGGGAGCTCCGGTCAAGTTTACTCGAGAGTGGTTATTTTCACTGACTCGATCTGACGGAGCTAAGCTAATGAAAGCGATCGACGATGTACGAGCTAAGTCTGGAGACGAGTCTGAGATCGAGGGAAAATAGGAACGGATCACGAGTTACGCTTTGAGCTTGAGGGTAAGCGTCCGGCGAGTACCTTTCTGATAATGGAGATACTCGCTCAAGAGTACGGCTGGACTCTGACTGAGATCCGATCATTATCGACGATAGACGTGATGGCTCTCTGGAGAATAGTCATAAAAAGGAGGGATCTGGAAAAAGCTCAGAGTAAGAAAGCTGGTCGATAGTGTATAATTTATTTATATGGATAGTCGTCAATTAAAACTAGTACTCCAGCTCCAAGATAACGCCTCTAAAGAGCTCCGTAAAATGACGGGAGAGCTTGATAAAACTGGTAAGTCAGCTGGTCGAGCGTCCGGGAGTTTCATGTCGATGGCGAAAGGAGTCGCCGCTGTAGCCGCCGCTTATATATCTGTACGTAAGGCGTACGATGCGGCGTCTTTAGGCGTGAGGATTGCGGCTGATATGGAGACCGCTCAAGTCGGTCTGACAACCTTGCTCGGAGATGCTGACGCCGCTCAGCGTACGATCGATCGTTTGAAAGTCGAGGCGGCTCGTACTCCTTTTGAGCTCCCTGGACTAACGCAAGCGACTCAGCTCCTTACGTCTGTTACTAAGGATGGAGACAAGTCTATCGATATCCTCCTCGATGTTGGTGAGGGTCTCGCCGCTATGGGTAAAGGTCAACCGGAGCTCGATCGTATTATCGTTAACCTCCAGCAAATTGCCGCCGTCGGTAAAGCGGCGACGATCGACATTAAGCAATTCGCTTTCGCTGGTATCCCGATTTACGAGATGCTCGCTGAGACGACTGGTAAATCTGGAGAGGCTCTCGGAGAGCTGATCGAGGACGGTGGTGTCACGTTTGATCTTTTGACTAAAATGTTTGACGAGGCTAATGATGAGGGCGGTAAGTTTTTTAACGCTTTTGTTAACCAGTCCGGGACGTTTAACCAGGCGTCGTCTAACATGAAAGACGCTTTTGGTATTCTTATGTCTGATATCGCCGTCAAGTCTGGTCTCTTTGGTTTCCTTACTGACTCGATGATCGGAGCGTCAAATGTGATGGGAGACTGGGAGGCTACAATCGGTCGAGTAAAAGAGGGGATGACTAATATCTTTAATATAATCGACGAAAAAACTCTCCTCATTACTCACTTAAAAGGAGCGTTTCAGTCTGTCGCTGAGACTTTTAAAGATCTCCTCGGTCCGGCATTAAGTGATCTCTGGATTGCTTTACAACCGTTACTCCCTTACTTAAAAAATCTCGGTATCGTAATGGGAGGTATGCTGATTATTGCTTTACACGCTCTGATCGCCGCCTTTAGAATTATTGCGACTGTACTTGCTATCGCTCTCCAGGCGATCACTAACTTGATTACGTTTATTGTCGATACGGCGACGTATGCTTTCCGGACACTCCAGAACGCTGTCGAGATCCTTGCGGCGGTATTTACTGGAGACTGGGGTGGTGCGATCGATGGTGTTAAAAATCAGATCGCTGATCTCATCGACTGGGTGGGAGATCTGATCGATATGTTTAAGCGAGCGATCGATCTAGCTAAAGAGATCGGAGGTGGTGCTATCGACTTTGTTAAAGATGTCATCCCCGGTCGAGCAATCGGAGGACCGGTAAAAAGTCGATCTCCTTACATTGTCGGAGAGCGTGGTCCAGAGATGTTTGTACCGAGTCAGTCTGGATCTATCGTCGCTAATAATAAACTCGGAGGAGGAGCTGGGTCTGGTACTGGAGTTACTGTTAACGTATACGGTGACGTCTCTGGTAAAGAGCTCGTCGCTCGAGTCGAGCAAGCTATTGCAAAAAGTATCCAGCGTCGGATCCGGACCACTTAATTAAATTATGTCTTTAGTAATTACAATCAACTCAGTCGATCGGACTAATGATGTCGCTCAAGAGTCGCTCTCTTTAGAGATGCAATTAAGCAAGTCACCATCCTCGCTGTCTTTTGATATGGAGGGTATTAAAGATCCTCTCCCGGTCACTGGTCAAAGTGTTGTACTAAGTGAGGATGGGACTGATATTTTTAAAGGGACTATCATCGAGAGATCTGACTCAGTGGTCGGCGGTCAAATGTTACAGTCTTACTCATACGTCTGTCTCGATGGTTTTTATGAGATGGATCGGAGGCTGGTCGTCAAGGCTTATAATGATACTGACGCCGTCTCTATCGTCCAGGACTTAGTCGATAACTTTATGGTCGGGTTTACTTTAGACGCTCCAGCTACATCTCCCACAGTTAATACCGCTCGCTTTAATTACGAGCAACCGTCCAGATGTATTACTAAAATCGCTAACGGTGTGGGATGGGACTGGTACGTCGACGCTGGTAATGTGATCCGGTTTTTTCCAGTGTCAGAGCTTGTCGCTCCGATTATCATAAATGATGACGGAGGGTCTCTTGAGTTTAACTCTCTGACTTTTGAGTCAAACGTAACGGAGCTCCGTAATCGTATTTATGTCCGAGGCGGTCGATACAGTGACGCGATCTCAAGTGCTGACGCTGTCGACTTGTACGAGGCTAACGGGATCGATCAGACGTTTCCTTTAGTGTATCGATACAGTAACGTCCAGATTACAGTTAATGAAATCGACCAGTCTGTCGGAGTCGACTTTATAAATCAGATGATCGATACTGAGGCGTCTCTCGCTACAGGTGCGGCGACGAGTGCTAACACTAATCAGCTGATCGATACCGGTGCGACGTTTGTTACTGACGGAGTATCAGTCGGAGATCAAGTCAGTAATACCACTGACGCAACTTTTGCGATCATCGTATCAGTCGACTCCGAGACTGAGCTTACTTTAAATCGAGATATCTTTTTACTAGGGACTGAGACATATACTATCCGAGAGAGGCTCCTCGACTGTCTTTACAATTTCCAGGAAAAGCTCGTACGATTTCCGGAGGGTACTCTCCTCGCTGACGATGTCGTCCGAGTGTTTGGTAATGCTCAGATCCCTCTCATCGTCCAGGCTGAGGATCCGACGTCGGTCCTTGCTTATGGTGAGAGAGAGGGTATCGAAATTGATAAGACTATCAACTCTATCGAGGAGGCTGAGATCCTTGCTTTCGCTCGACTGGATCAGTGGAAAAACGGATCTAAAGATGGGAGCTTTCAGACAAGAGAAAAAGGTCTGATCGTCGGTCAGACTCTTACTATAGACTCTGATAAGTTTGGAGTCTCAGAGGATTATAAAATAAATAAGATCTCCGGGAGTATGAACGGATCGGACGAGTTTATTTATAAGGTCGATTTTCTTAAGTCTGGTCAGACGACCTTTACTGATATCGTTATCGGTCTCATCGGTAAGTCCAGAGAGGAGATCGAGATCAGTCCTAATGAGGTCATCCAGCGTTTCCGTAAGGTCGATGACGCTTTTAGTATGAGCGATGAGATTGTTAGTGTAACTACTACTGAGGGTCCTTATGGGTATGGTCCGGTAACCACTCTTACTGAGGCTCGTTATAACTTTGCAACTTACTCAGGACCACCGCCAGTAGTTACAGTGGCAAGTCCTACCTCTATTACAACCACTACCGCCACTTTGAACGGAGAAATTACTGAGCTTGGAGCTGATACCTTTATCACTCGCGGCTTTAGGTACAGCACCGATAGCACTTTTGCCTCAGGAGTGTTTACCAAGTCTGAGAGTAATGCTTATGATATAAGTGCTGCTAGCTTTGATGAAGTTGCTTTGGATGTTTCAGGACAACAGAATATTCCAACTTCGATTCTCTTTAATGAAACTGGTACTGTACTTTATGTTATTGGATTTATCGGAGCCGAAAATATTTATGCCTACGACCTTTCTACCGCTTACGACATCAGCACCGCCAGCTTCGATGAGGTTGTGTTGGATGTATCTGGACAAGAAAGTATCCCAACAAAAATAATGTTTAACGACGATGGTACTGTGCTTTATGTTTTAGGATGGAGCGGAGACGACGTCAACGCCTACGACCTAAGTACGCCTTACGACATCAGCACCGCCAGCTTCGATGAGGTTGTGTTGGATGTTAGCGATGAAGAGTCTCAACCCTGGAGCCTTTTATTTAATCAAAATGGAAACACCTTGTATTTATTGGGAGACAATGGCAATATTTACGCCTACGACCTAAGTACGCCTTACGACATCAGCACCGCCAGCTTCGATGATGTTGTGTTGGATGTATCTGGACAGGAGGATGAAACACGAGTTATGCTCTTTAATAACACAGGCAGCATCCTATATGTTGTGGGAAATGAAGGCACTGACGTCAACGCCTACGACCTTTCTACCGCTTACGACATCAGCACGGCTAGCTTCAATCAGATTGCTTTGGATGTGTCTGGACAAGAAAGTGAACCACGAGAATTGCTATTCAACGACACAGGCACGGTTCTTTATTTAATAGGAAATAGCGGCGACATCAACGCCTACACCATGCCGAACTACCCCGACGAAACTTACTCACTAGGAGTCACTGGCTTAACTGCCGGAACAACTTACTACGTCCAGGCGTTTGTAGAAAATGCTGCGGGTACTAAATACAGCGACACTACAGAAAGTTTCACCACTTAAAAATGATATACTTCAATTATGTTAAAAGACAGTTTTAGTTTAAAAGGCGAGGTTAAATGGATTAAGTCCAAAAACGGTATCATCCTCGCTGAGTCTGAGTTTATGCCTAATAAAGTCGTCGGTAATGCTGAGCGAGGGATTTATATTTTTCTGGACAGACTTGTCGCTATAAATACTCACTCAGCTAATATCAGATATGCTGATATCGGAGATGATAATACTCCAGCGACGGCGTCTGATACTGATCTCGGTAATGGTCTCGTCCGGGCTCAGATCGGAGCGGTCAGTCGATCTGGTCTGACGGCTGATTTTCGCTTTTTTTATGCTGATACACTGACTCCGGATGATACCTATGAGGAGTTTGGTATGTTTGTCGATGGCTCGACAGCGGTCGGATCGGGTCAGCTGTTTAACCATCTTGTCTTTAGTACTCCTCTCGTAAAAGCAACCGGGGAGGACCATACAGTCGTTTGTCGGATTACTGGAGCGGTTTAATGTATAATAATAAATATGGCTAAAGATGCACAACCAGACGCAATAATCCGAGCGGATCATTTTCAGCAAAAAGCTGATCGAGATGCGACTCCAGCTAATAACGAGGGTAAGGTCCCGGTTAACGAGGCTAATGGTAAGCTTGATCCTGCATTTGTACAATTGCATAACGCAGGCGATGGCAGTGATGGTGCACTTAATGTCGGTGCGGGTGTTACTACAATTCTTAATGCCGGTCAGGTATACAATTACACAACAATCACAATAAACGAGACAGGCACATTAAAGTTTGTTGGCGAAGGTTGGGCTATCCTAAGAGCAACTGGTAATGTCGACATCGCAGGGACAATTCAGCTAAAAAATGTAATTTTTAAAACAGGAGGCCTAGTCACGTACAATCTTTCTCTTGCAGGTGGCACACCGCTTTCTGAACTTGGTATCGGCGGTACAGGTGCGACTGCTGGAGGTGATGACGGAAGTGTTAATCCTAGTGACGGAGCTGGTGGAGCTGTTTTATCACCAGGTAACAACGGTAATGGTTCTACCCTTGGAGGAGGGGGAGGAGGAAGTAATGATACAGAATCAGTTGGAAATCCAGGATCCTCAGCTACAGATAAAAATGGTGGAGAGGGAGGTTCTAACTCAGGAGGAGACAACAATGGATCTGGTGGAGGGGGAGGGGCTGGAGTTGGTGATGGAAATGGAGGAAATGGAGGTAGAGGAAGCAAGCGTGGAGGTAGTGGAGGTAGAGGTGGCGACAGTGGTAAGGAGGGAGGTAACGGAGGTCAGGGTGGTCAAGCTAGGTACGCTGGAGATGGTGGCAATGGCTTTGTCAATGGTGGAAATGGTGGAGACGGTGACTCCTTTAATAATGGAGCTATTGGTGGGCGAGGTGGTGACGGTGGCGAACAAGCTGGAAATGGCGGAGATGGTGATGGAAATGATGACGACGGCCCAGTAGGAGGTAGAGGTGGAGATGGAACAGGAGGATGTGTTCCTCTTCTTCTTTATACTGCCGGAGATTTGACTTTCTCAGGAATTATCAATTCATACGGCGGTCACGGAGGCAACGGTGGTACATCGAACAACACTATTGGTGCAGGAGGCAACGGCGGCGACGGCGGAGATGTATTCTTGTTATACGAGGGAACTTTGTCAGACACAGGTGTAATCAATAACTATGGTGGAAGAGCCGGACAACCCGGTACGCCAAGCTCAAACGGCGACTTCAGTATTGCTGGGAGAGCAGGTAAAAGTGGCTCAAAAATAATAGCAAAGCCCTTTTACTAACAATCATTATGACTAATACTAGGGTTAAAACTCCGGATAATATGTTTAGCGAGAAAGACGTAAAAAATTTAATCCATGACGCATTTAATGAGGAGGAGGGTCTCCGAGCTGAAATTAAATCCGATATTAAGACTGAGCTAAAGCTTGCTACTTTTCAAGTGTTTACTGCTATTGGTGTCACTATGATTGTCTCAATCGTATCGGTATCTATTTACCTCGCAAATCTCCGGAGCGATGTCGATAACTTACAAAATAATCAATTTAACAGCGATCAGGCGTCTGTCTTACGTGAAAGAATTGAGGTCAATACTGAGGCAATAAAGGAAGCCGCTACAGGAGACAATCTCCAGAGAGTTGAGGAGACTTTAATACGACTGGATGAGAGGATAAGAAACTCAGGAATCTAATGTGCTATCATATAGGTATGAAAGCAAATCCTATACATTATTATTGTCTCGTCGATAAATCTGATCGGTCCTGGAAACGTCGGATCGATTCGTTTATGGCTGAGATGGAAAGGACTCACTCTTGTCGGTTTACCGTCGAGGGTTTTGACGCTAGTAAGATGCGATGGGAGGATCGTCGAGAGCGGATGTTTGTTACTGACGAGTACGTCTTTACGCACACGCAAGCAATCTATAAAAAGCATGGGACTGACGTCGATGCGGTCAAGTTTTTTGTCGGTGAGGATAATTACGAGCAAGGTCAGTATCGACTCAAGGGCTTTAAGCTCGGTCGGATCTTTAACACGTATCACGTCGGAGTTACTCGTCAGCGTTTCGCTAAAGATACTGGAGAGCATGAGGTTCTACACTTCGTCGACGAGTTTATTAAAGAAAATACTGGAGTCTCTCTCGAGGTGGTACTCGGAGTCGATGACTTTGATACTGACGTCGTACATAGTCAGCGGTACTGGAAAGATCTTAATTATAAATACGATGAGGTCTGGGAGAAAATCTCTGATCACTTGAGCGATGCGGTATTTCAGCGACGTAACAAAACACTCACTCATAAAATCGCTCAGCTTAAACTCATCGTTAAACTACTCACTCAGCTGATCGGACTCCAGGCGTATAAAGGTAATACGATCTATGAGGTCGATATCCGGATCCATCATACTAAGAAAGCCTATAACTCTCCTCTCCGAGCTGAGAACGCTGTCATCGGACATATTGATCTCGGTACTGAAAAAGGGACCATAAATGAGATCTTAAACGGTACCAGGTCTGGATCTTATCACTGGTATATCCCTCGACACGCTAAGTATGTCGTCGAGTTTGTACCTAAAGATAAAGCGGCATGGCACGCTGGACGTCTGAGTAATCCGCTCCCCGGACTGGAGAAAATCTTTGGAGGTCCTAACGAACAGATCGAGTCCGGAGAGCCTAACTGGTACGCTTACGGTATCTGTTACGAGGGTCTCACTGTCACCACTGAGCCGACTGAGGGTCAGATCGATCTCGCTGTCCAGCTCATGCGGATGAAAAAGATCCATGAGTTACCAGTGTACGCTCATTACGAGATCACTGATTACAAGCCGCTCGTCGTCGAGTCGTTTGTAACCGGTATTAGAAGACTACTAATAAAATAATTATGGAATATTCATTTATACACGGTCTCAAAAAGGCGGCCACTTACTCACTAACTGGAATCGGAGTCCTGGTAGCTTTCGCTGGCTTCTCTGATATCCAAATCTGGGAGCTGCTCGAGACATATGTCCGGCCGGTAATCGGCTCGCTAACTGTCGGCGGTGTCGTTACTCTTGCTATCAACTACGTCCGGTTTAAAAAAGGCGTAGCTAAGTAAGATAAAAAAGGTACAAAAATACCGTCCAATTAAGGGCGGTCTTTTTGTCAGCTGATCGGATCCTCGGTAAAAAAAGAGATAACGGATCCGCTCGAGTGCTCATACAACGTAGAGAGTGACGGGTAACAAATCCGTCACTCCTTAAATATATCATGCTATCCCCAGATATGCTATACGATATCGTACTGATATGTTAATATAAATTATGGCTAACAAAAAAGAGATAACAACAAACAGAACGGAGATTATTTATGAGCTCGCTAAGTATGCTCATCCGAGCTGGTATCACTCGCTCATCAAGTGGAGCACGTATCACTTGAGCATCTTACTAGATTACTATAAAGGAGAGGGATCGGTCAGTGTTGGATTTACCGCCACTGAGTACAACGGAGAGGACCTTGCTGATTGCGATTTAATGGAGCTAAGCCTTACGAGAGTATGAGCTATAAAGTACATCTCCAGGGATACATCATAATCGATGAGGCGAGCAACGTCTCGGAGGCTGAGTGGGAGGCTCTCAATAAACTCCAGAGACTCAAGTCTGACGGAGCGGTCAGAGTCGGAGTCCGGACGACTGAGTTTATATGTGACGACTGTCACGGTCTCGGAGAGATACCAGTCGACGAGCGAGATCCGGACAGTGGTCAGATGATGTCGGGTGTCGGAGTCCAGGACTGTCACTGTAAAAGCGAGTAACCTCGCTCCCGGTCCCTTTTTTCTTTATTCGTTTGGGGGGATCGAGAGCGGTGCTAGTCATCGCTTTACTAAAATAATCATATAGATATATGACAGATCTAAATACTGAGGGACCGACAACCGGTCAAGGTACTCCAGCTGGAGGAGTTGATCCAGCAAGGGACGACGCTCGAAAGGCTGAACTCGATGGAACTGACGCTCCAGCTAGTACTCCAGCTCCGAGTCCGGATCAAGTCCAGGATCAGAGCGAGGACGATGTAACGACTAGCGGCGAGCCGGTCGGAGATGATAATGTTAATGAGGCTGGGGATGACTCAGCT